GTTCGAATTACCCGTGTCGCAGGGTCCAGGGAGGACCCGATGACACCCGGGGGGGTCGGGGGTCGGGGGCGGCGCGGAGGCGTGTACCAGGTGGCCGCAGGGAGCGCCATGCCCTCCGCATCGACCCACTGCAGGCCGTGCTTGGTGCACACCACCCGATGGCCAGCCATCGTCGTGCCGAACTCGTGCAGTTGATCAGCCGCATCCAGCTCGGCAACGTATAGCGCGCCCTGCCCCTGCCCTGCCTGCCCACGCATTGCGCGCCGCACGAGCGCATCCGTCGCCTGCACGCCCCACTGCACCCGCAGCTGGTCGACCAACCACGCTGCCACCGGCATCCGCTCACGCAAGCCGCTCATGCTCGCCTCCATGGGAACAGTGGGATTGAGAATTCGGCCGACCCTTCCCGCCGCAAGCCGCATCCAGCAAGGCTCTCCGCCTCTTGGGAAGAGTGGGAATAGTTATTGCCGCTGCCATATGCGCGAGGCGCACCTTTGCTCGTCGGCGCACCCTCGCGCACACGCACGCCTGCGCACACGTCATGGGTCAGCCGAAAACTGCGCCCACTCTTCCCAAACCGCGGAGAGCAAGCATTGGCGCGCCTCAGCGTGGGAACACCACCGCGCATTTCGGCGTCCCACTGTTCCCGCGCCGGGCGCACTGCGGTCATAGCGACCTCCGAGCCGAGCCGATGAGCGCATGCAGGCCCGCCTGGAACAGCTTGATGCGCGCGTCGCGCTCCTTCGAGTCGGTCACGTCGATCTCGGCCGGAGCGGGCCCATCCGGCGGCGCTTGGGCCCCTTCCTGATCGTCGCCCGACGTCCTGCGCTCGATCTCTGCCGGCACGTAGTACACGACGCCCTGCAGCTGCACCTGGTCCTGGCTCCAGTCGCCGTCGGCCACCACCTTGTCGCTGTAGGCCCAGTAGCGCACCTTCTTCTTGTCCGGCGCCTTCAGCCGCTCGAGCTCCTCGCTGACAGTGCGACCGAACGCCGTGTGATTCGGGATGAAGCGCTCGCCGTTCACCTTGCACCAGGCCTTGAAGGCCGAGTACAGATCCTGCGCCGGACAGGTCACGAAGGGCACGCCCGCCACGCCCGTCTCCCAGTACTGAAAGAAGCGCTGGTCCGGGCTCATCCCCAGCGTGATCAGGTGCATGCGGTCCCGGTTGACGAAGGGCTTGGTGCGCTTCGTGAAGTCGCCGATGTCGTAATGCAGCAGCCAGTGGTAGAAGGCCTCGACCCCGCCTGCACTCATCTCCGCCAGGATCGCGTCGAAGTACGACTCCGGGTGCTCGCGCTCGATGCGGATCACCGTGTGCCGTCGGTCGCTGCGGTTCAGCAGCACCGGCACCTGCTGGTTGCTCTGGAAGACGAAGTTGACGAAGTTGGCCTCGGTGCGCAGAGGCATGTTCTTCTCGTTGATGTTCACCGTGTCGCCGGTGATGAGGTCCTGCAGCACGCCCTGGAGGTGCGCCCGGTCCGCCCGGCTCACCACCTCTTCGGCCACCACGAACATCATCCCGCTGATCCAGCCGTTGAACTCGGTCTCGAGCTGCCGCTGGTTGATCGTGCGGGAGTGCACACCGTAGATCCGGCGCATGATCGTCGTGAAGAGGGTCTTGCCCGTGCCCTCGGTCCGCCCATGCAAGACCAGCGCCGTGTGCATCTTCGTGCCCGGCTGCTGCAGCGGCAGCGCCAGCCAGCAGCAGACCCAGTGGAACAGCGCATCGTTCTCCTGGCACAGGTTGTACAGGTGCGCCACGATCAGCTTGCAACTCGCGTCCGGGTTCGGCTCGAGCGGCAGGCCATTGAACAGGTTCACGTAGTCGGGTCGCTTGCAGCGCCCGGTGGGGTCGAAGACCAGGCGGTCGGCCGGGATCATGTGCCGCATCTCGTGCGACAGCCACCAGTCGACCAGGCGCCCGTAAGCCAGCTTCAGGCTTTCGATGCGCAGCACCTGGCGCACTTCGTCGTCCCACACCGTCGTCGTGCCGTACAGCAGCGTCCAGCGCCCCAGGGCGTCGACGAACTTAGGATCTTTCGGGTCCTGCGGCGGCAGCGCGGCCCCGCGGCCCTTACCGCCGCCGCTCTGCGGGCGGTCGTTCGCGCGATTTTTCTCGGGCTCGGGTGCCTCGAAACCGCCCCGCAGCTGGGCCTTGCAGGCCTCCAGGCCCTGCGAAACGTGCAGGTCGTTCCAATCCGTACCCGGACTCGCCGGGTCGTCGAAGGCCGGCAGAAGCACCCTCGCCTTGTGGCGCCTGGCGCTTGCTGTCGCGGCGGAGCGCCCTGCGTTCTCGAGCTTCAGCGTACGAACCTCGCCGCCCGTCGGCACGCCCATCGAGATGGCCCGGCCATCGCCATCGACGCCCAGGCTAACCTGCTGCTGGCCGCCGCCAACCGTGATGGTTCCGACGATCGACGGCACGCCGGCGCCGTCCTTCGACCAGCCGGCCTTGAGCATCACGAGGCGCTCCGCGCCGCCGTCCGGGCCCGGCGGCACCGTCCACTCGTATTCCTGATCGAGCTTGGCCAGCTCGGCCGGCGTCGAGTGCACGCCGAGTTTCTGCAGGCGCTCACATAGTCTCACCAGCAGGTGGCGGTCGTCGTCCGCCGCCATCACGAAGGCCAGTTCCGGGTACAGCTTTCGCCACTGCGCGACCACCGGCTCGAGGTTGCCCGCATCGAAACAAACGATCACCGGCCAGCCCGTTGCCATGTGCACGCTCGCCGCCGTGGCGTAGCCCTCCGCAAAGGCCAGCGGCAGCGCCGGATCGATCTCGCCGATCCGGTGGAAGCGTCCCTCCTTCAGCGTGCCGGTGCCGAAGATCTTGTCGCCGTCCGGGCTGATCCACTGCAGGCCCTGCAGCTCGCCCGCCATGTCGACCAGCGGCACCATCAGCCGCGAGTTGAAGCCGAAGCGGATGCCGTAGGCCCGCACCTTCTTGCGGTCGAGGTAGGCGCTGGTGCCCTCCTCCCGGCCGGCGTTCCACAGCCTGGCGGCCTTGGCCGCGGCTGTCTCAGCTTCTTTCGCGCGCTCGGCCTCGGCGGCCTTCGCAGCCGCCTTGCGCTGCTCGGCCCACTCCGCGCGCTCCGCAGTCGACCATTCGCGGCTCGAGGCCTCCACGGTCCACTGCTCGCCGCGCCAGCCGAAGGCGCCGCTGATGTACACCTTGCCCGACTTCGCCTTGAACTCGTGCAGGCGCACCCAGGCCGACTTCTTCGGCTTGCGCTCGTTCAGTGGCCGGAAGCGCTGCAGCTTGGCGAACGACTTCGCCAGATCCAGGCTGGGCGGGACCTCGATGCCGACCTGCTGCATCTGGGTCACGACGTCATGGAGCGAATCCGCCACCGTCAGGCCACCGCGCCGCGCAAGCGCTTGCGCTCGCGGGCCTCGTGATCTTCGCGGCAGTCCGCGTCGCAGTACACCGCCGTCGGCAGGCACCGCTCGCCGCAGTTGCTGCACACGCCGGGCACCCCCAACGGATCGCGCTGCGCGCGCCGGCGCTGCAGGGCACGCGCCTCCTCGACAAAGAGATCGGCCGTGCGCTGGGCCTCGTCGTCGGGGCCGAGCCGTTCCCGTGGCTCGGGTACTTCTGATGCCACGAGACTCACTCCTCCGCGCCCCAGATCAGCTCCGGCCGCGTCGCCAGCACCCGCTCGTGCGTGTGCGTCAGGAATGCATACGCCGCCGGGTCCACGCACTTGAACTCCTGCGGCACCACCTTGAGCCCGAGGTGAGCCAGGAAGACCAGCACCTCCTCTAGCCGCTCGGTCTTGATGCGGCTGATCGTGGAGTCCGAGACCCCCATCGCGACAGCGGTTGAAGCCGCCTTCCCAGGCTCTTGCAGGGCCTGCAACGCGAGTTGCATCGCTTTTCGGGCTCTTTCAGGCGGCGTCGACGAAGCTGACGACATGACGTTCATTCCAGTGAAGAAAGAGCCCGAGCCGTCACCGGCCCGGGCACAAGTCCAAGGCGAGAGCCTCGGAGGAGACAACCATGGCGGGCAGCCCCGCCTGCGCTACGCTGGGAACTTCCCAGGACACAGCACAGCACAGGGGGGCACCCATGGAAATCGATCTCATCATTCCGAGCGACGAGCGCGAAGAAATCGACCGAATTGCCGCCGAGCCCAATGGCAGAAGCATGCCGATCGTTCCAGCAGTCGGCGACTCGCTGCGCTTTGGCCAGACGCATTGGGCGGGGGTGCATCGGACGATCGTGTTCCCGGCGGATCGATCCTCACCTGCGCGCCTGGCCGTGGTTCTCGCTCGGGAAGACTCGCTGAATGGACTCGAAAGGCGGCCAGCGCTGACGCTCGTGCATTGAGAGCAGCGACGAGCTCGGCCCGCGTAGCGCCGGAGGATATGGAGCCAATGCAGGTCGGCACCATGGTCTCTCGCAGTGCATACAGCTGCTTCGTCTGCGGATCAATCGCGTCGCGCCGCTGCCGGCGCTGCTTGTACGCGGGCACGAAGCGCTCACGCTGCACGTTGCACCCCATCCTCGGCCACTCTCTGCAACGGAACCAACACGAAACGCCCATCCTGGGGATGTGGATCTGCATCTTTCGGCCGATTGTTTTCGGTTCCGACGACTCGCATTTCCGGGGACCTATGAGCGACGAACACGCTGCGACCACCCCGCGTATCGAGATTCACCTCTGTGTGGCCGACGAGCAGGAGCATCTGCTGCCAACGCGGCGGCGCGCACCCCATTACCTGCCGCTTAGCGCGCCACTGCCGCGCAAAGGCGAAGTGATCTACCTCAGTAGCACCAGCGCGTGGGGCGTCGAACTGGTAATCCACGAATGGCGGTCGCCGGACGATTTGCGCGTCGAGGTGTGGCTCACGCACGTCGGCAGCGCACGGCATAAGCGAGCGCCCGGATTCGAGTTGACCCAGTGACGGCATTACAACCCTTGACCACCCGGCTCAGGCATTTCCACCCGACCTCCGGCCAGCACGATCAAGCCAATGCCCACGTCGGCCGACACCGATCGCGTCTTGCCATTTGCGAGCCTGCTGATGGAAGGCTGGGTCACACCGAGTTCACGCCCGAGGCTTGCTGTCGTGTAGCGCCCGCTTTGCAGCAAGACACGAGTCAATTTCGCGAAATCGATGCGTTGAAGCATAGCGCCGCATGATACATCAACGCATCATTGACGCAAGCCATGCGCCACAGAATGCGTATGTGCATAACCCCTTCGGCTCAGCGGACCCCCGCGAGATCATTGAAAAGCTACGCGTACAGCGCGGCTTTGCGTCAGAACGCGCTCTGGCCATTGCGGCCGGCGTACCTCAGCCGACTTTGAATCGCTACCTCTCGAGGAAGTCCGACACGATGGAGGTTGCGAGTTTTGTTGCACTCGCACGAGTGCTCGACGTCACGCCCAGCGAGCTTCTTGGTGAAGTGCCCCTCAGTTCTCGGATGGAAGTACGCGAGCTGGTGCGCATCATGGACGCGCTCGACGAACCGCAGCGCGAAGCACTCATTGCAGCCGGGAAGGCGATGGCTGCCGCCGCACGCCCAAGAAAGGGCAACTGAGCGTGTTAGATGGGAGGATTGAAAGATGTCCAGATTCGAGAATCCCGGCAACGGTTATCGCGAGGAAGTGAGTCCTCTCACCTGGTTGTGGGTCCTCCTCTTCGGCTGGGTCTACATGCTCGTGAAAGGCTTGTGGGGTCATGTCGCGCTCCAAGTCGCGCTCATCTTCGGCGCGGCGCTGTTGAGTGGCGGACCCGGCGCCTTCATCGGCATCCCACTGTGGCTCGTGTACGTGTTCGCCGCCAAGGGAATCCTTGAACGCCGCTACCTGCGCCGCGGCTGGAAGCAGATCGACGTTGACGACCCAATTGCCAGCGATCGGCACCGCTTCCCGAATTGATCGGTCGAGCCGCAAAGAATGATGCGTTGACGTATTGACAGGTCTGATGCGTTAACGCATCATCCGCTCCACGCCCACCCCGGGCGACAGGAGCGGAAATGTCCTTCACCGAACTTCCCACGGCCGGCGCCCCCGCAGCGGCGCCCCCGACCACCTACGCCGAGGCGGTAGCCGCCGAGCAGCACCGCCAGCGCACCGAGCGCGAGCGCATCGCCGGCGGCGAATCCCCCTTCCTCGTCCACCGCGACAAGATCGTCCAGTGCCACAGCACCGCCCTGCGCCTGCAGGCCGTGGTGCTGAACCTCTATAACGACGGCGTGTGGGCCAAGAAGGCCCCCGTGTACCTGTCGAGCCTGCTGGCCAACGCCGACGAGGAGCACGTCGAGGTCCTGATGGACTTGCTGCGCGGCTACGCCAGGCGCGGCGAGAACGACCGCGAATTCCTCGCCCTCGGCCACCAGCTCGCCGTGGCGCGCCAGCGCAAGGGGCGCCGGTCATGAGCCCCGCCGAGTGCCTCTACCTCGCGCTCGGCGACGAGCGCTTCCGCCGCCGCCTGGTCTTCTGCCTGGCGGTGCGCATCGCGGCCCGCCGGATGCTCGCCGTCGCCATCGTCCTCGTCGTCATGGCCCTGCTCGGCGCCCTCGCCGGCTGCGGCGGTGGCGACCCCGAGGACTTCGAAGCCGCCCCGGGCCACGACAAGACCCTGCAACCCGTCGACCCCGCCGCGAGCGAGGCCCGCCGATGAGCCGCTACGAGCTCCCCGAGCCCTCGCCGCTCGAGCGCTGGTGTGCACGCAGCCCGCGGGTGCGCTGGCCGCTGGTGTTCCTGCTGATCGTCTTTCTGTGGGGCCTGGCCGGCTGGCTGGACTCCATCCCCTTGCCCTGACCGCCGCGCCATGGAGGCCGCCGCCATGAACCGTCGCTTCGCCGACCTGCCCGACCCGCTGCGCCCGATGGCTTTTGCGCCTCCGCGCAGCGGTGCACACATCGATCTCCCGCTCGAAAGCCCCAGGCTGGCTGCCGCGCCCGAGCCGATCCCCTTCCCCGACCCGGCCGTCGCCGACCGGGCGCGCCAGCGGCGCCTGGCCCCCGAGCGCGCCATCGAGCACGAGCTCGGCCGCGAGGCCCAGGTGCGCGAGCTCCGCGAAACCAGCGACGACTCGCTCACCATCGCGCTGCGCGCCGCGCGCTCCGCCGGCCTGCTGCAGGGCGTGCGCCAGGGCCGCGGTGCGGGCTGGCGCAGCGGCTTTCGCTGGGGCGCGGCGCTGTTCGGCCTGGCCGGCCTGGGCGGCGGCTGGCTGATCGCGGTGGTGGCGATCCAGCTGGGGCGCCTGTCGTGATCTCGGCCGAGCTGGCCGGCCTGGCCTTCGCCGTCGACGAGCGCCTGGCCAAGGTGATGGACTACGGCGCCTGCCGCCTGTGCACGCACGTCGCGGTGCTGGGCCAGGCGCGCTACTGCACGCACCCCGAGGTGGCAGCCGCGGGCCGGGTGGTCGACATCCGCGTGGCTCGCGCGCCCCACGGCGCGTGCGGCAGCGAAGGCCGGCTGCTCGACTTCCCCGGGCTGCACGCGTGAGCCGCCATGTTCCGCGCCGACATGCCCGACGAGCTGCTGCGCAAGGCGTGGCAGCAGCGGCGGCGGCGCAACTGGCCCGACACCTACGAGGCCACGATGGCTCGCCCGCTGCTCGCCGCGCTGGTGCGCCTGCAGGCCGGGCTGTTGCAGCGGCGCGCCGAGCGGGTGGGTTCGGGGCCCGAACAGCCCGCCAAGGTACGGCGGGCGCCGGCGTTCGCGCCCAGGCGCAGGCCGCCGCCCGAACTGTTTGACCGCAAGCGCGCCGCCGCAGGCGAGCGCGAGGAGGACTGAGCCATGCCTCAGACGATCGACCCCAGCGACCCCCAGGGCTCGCAGCCGTGCAAGCGCCTGGAGCCGTGCGAGTGCACCGACTGGTGCGGCTCCGACGTGCGCGTGTACCTCGGCTCCGTCTCGGCCTGCGGCACACTCGAGCGCTGGCGCCTGGCGCGCGCACTTGAATCCAGCGCCCGCCACATCGCCGAGCGCGCGGTGATCAGCGACATCGAGTCCGATGGCATCGCCGTCGAGTTCGACGGCGTGCGCTACTACGACATCCGCCCGCTGGTCGACCTGCGTGAGGTGCCTGGCGAGCTGCTGGACATGGCCAGCGAGGCCCTGGCCTATGCGCTGGGCGCCGGCATCTTCGAAGCGCACCCGGTGCACCCCTATCTGCTGCGCAAGGTTGCCCGATGAGCGGCCTGCCCAGCATCCGCGAGTGCGAGCTCGGCCTGGCCAGCCTGGCCACCGCACCGGTGGCCGAGCACAACCTCAAGCTGGCGGTGCAGATCGGCCGCGCGCTGCTGCACTACGTTCGCAACGCCGGCACCCAGGCCAGCACGCCGCCCACGCTGAAGAGCCGGGCACAGAGCCTGCCGGTCTACAGCCGCCCGTCGTCACCGGCGCCGCACCTGATGCGCCGGCCGGACCCGATGCCCAGCGCGCGGCGGGAATCGGCCGTGGCCGTGCCTGCCCCGGCACCGGTGCCCTCCACCAACGCCGGGGCCAAGCCCAAGGCGAAGCGCAACATCAAGCCCTTCGTGCCGCCGCCGGGCATGGTGACGATCAAGCAGCTGTCCGAGCGTTCGGGTTTCAGCCCGAGCTTCATCAGCGTGCTGATCCTCGCCGGCACTGTCGAGAAAGCCGAGCAGCCCGGCCGCGCCCAGTACCCGGCGCTATGGAGCGAGGCGCAGGCCGAGCGCATCTGCGAGCTGCTCGCCGACAGGACCAGGCGCACGCGCCACCTGCCCAAGATCACGCCGCTGCCGATCCCGGCCGACTGGGTGAGCGTCGAGCAGTTCGCTCAGCGCCTGGGCGACATCTCCACGCAGCGCGTGCACAACCTCGTGCACAGCAGGCACCTGCCGCGCGCCGACTACAGCCAGGGCCGCCGCGTGTACTGGGCCGAGGCCACCGTGGCAGCCACGGTCGCCGAGCGGAAGAAGGCCAGCCAGCCGTAGAGCACAACCCACGAGCGCCGCGCGGTCGCGCAGCGCCGTCACTTCGCAGTGAAGGAATCGCATGAGTACCGACAGCCTCGACAGCACCGTCATCACCGAGCCGGCCGGCCCGGCACCCGAGCCCTTCATCAAGATCGAGGCGCTGATGCTGCCGATCGATCTGCTGCGGCCGGGCAAGTTTCAGCCGCGCAAGCGGTTCGATGCCGAGGCACTGCAGGAGTTGGCCGACAGCATCGCCCGCAAGGGCGTGCAGCAGGCCATCGTCGTGCGCGGCATCGAGGGCGCGAAGCCCGGCGAGCCGCGGTTCGAGATCGTCGTCGGCGAGCGGCGGTGGCGGGCCTGCAAGATCCTCGCCGCCAGCGGCAACTACAAGGGGCCCTATCTCATCCCCGCATTCCCGCGCGTTCTCGACGACTTCGAGGCGGCCGAGATCGCGCTGACCGAGAACGTCGACCGCAGCGACCTGCACCCGCTCGAGGAGGCCGAGGCCTACGAGAACCTGCTGCTGCGCCCCGTGGGCGGTGGGGAGTTCAAGCCGCCGCGCCTGCGCGGCCTCACCGTCGAGCAGATCGCCGAGCGCATCGGCCACAAGCCGAACTTCGTCTTCGGCCGGCTCAAGCTGCTGGAGCTGATCCCGGCTGCGCGGGAGGCGTTTCTCGACGACAAGATCCAGCTGAAGGTCGCCGAGCCGCTGGCCCGCATGGCCATCGCGGAGCAGGAGCGCGCGCTGCCCGATCTGCTGCGCGGCTGGGCCGGAGAGCCCTACACCCACCGCCAGGCGGTGGCCTACCTGCGCCAGCATTTCATGCTCAAGCTGGTGAAGGCCGGCTTCGACCCCGCCGACGCCACGCTCGTACCCGCCGCCGGCGCGTGCAAGGACTGTCAGAAACGCAGCGGCGCCAACCCCGACCTGTTCGGCGACGGCAACGCCGACGACATGTGCCTCGACAGCGCCTGCCACCAGTCGAAGGTGGCGGCGCACGCGCAGCGCACGCTCGACCACGCGCGCGAGGCCGGGCAGACGGTGCTCACCGGCAAAGCCGCGGAGAAGGTGCTCGGCGGCGCGCACCTGAACGACTACAGCCTGCGCCACACCGGCCACGTCAACCTGGCCAAGCCCGACGAGGAGCTGACCGGCTCCAAGAAGACGCTGCGCACCCTGCTCGGCGCGGACTTCCAGGGCACGATGGTGGTGAAGGGCGACAACGACGACGAGCCGATCACGGTGGCCAAGCTCGACGACGTCAAAGCCGCGCTGAAGGCCAAGGGGCTGCTGCGCGCCAGCACCAAGAGCAAGCCCGGCCAGCCGGGCAAGCCGATCACCGCCGAAGATCTGCTAGCCCAGCGCCGCCGGCGCATCGAGAAACTTCTGTATGAGCGCCTGCCAGGCACGCTGTGGAAGCACCTGGCCTCGGACGACGCCTTCGGTTTCCCGAGCGAGAGCAAGGTCTGGATGCACGAGCTCGCGCACATGCTCTACGAAGCCAGCGAGCTGAACTTCGACGCGCTCGAGCGGGCGGCGACGGGCAGCACCAAGGTCGGCGGCCGCATTTTCCTGGACGAACTCGACGGCGAGGCCCTCAACCGCGCCTGCATCACGATGCTGCTCGGTCACCTGGTCAACACGGATGCCTGGCGGAAGACCGCGAAGCCCGAGACGGCCGACGCGCTGGCGGCCGACATCGAGTTCGACCTACCGGCGCTGCGCAGCGAGGTTCAAGCCGAGGTCGACGAGGCCCTGCGCGCCGAGATCGCCCAGCTCGCCGAGGTGGTGGAGCCCGCCAAGCCGAAGGCCGCGCCGCGCAAGACGCCTGCACGCAAGAAGCCGAGCAAGGGCACTTCTACCCCTTCGAGTGACGCTGCCGCGCAAGGCAATCCATCGCCGGCCGAAGGCAAGGACGAAGAGCAGCTGACGCCCGAGAAGGCACTGGCCGACGCCGTGGCCCGGGACACCGGCGTCGATGTCGCCAAGCTCACCGGCAAGGCCAACAAGCCCAGCCGCAAGACCAATCAGACCGACAAGCCGGCACAGCCGCCTGCCGCGCAGGATGGCCACATCACCGCCGAGGCAGCATGGCCGTTCACGACCAGCTCGGCCGCATGACCATGAGCACCGACACCCTGCGGCACCCGCAGCAGATACCGCTGCGCACCGGCTACGGCACGACCAGGCAGTTGCTGCAGAAGGCGGCCAAGAATCCCGGCCCGGTCAGCGTGTTCATCGACGGCAGCGGCTGGGACGACGCCGACAGCGCCATGTTCATCGTCAAGGGTCGAGACCTCGCGCACGAGGTCTATGCGGCGCTCGCCGAGGCCGGCCTGGTCACACCCGGACAGCCGGTGGTGCCATGAACGAAACAGCGGCCACTCCCGCACCGATGTGTGAGCACCAGGGCTGCACCGCGCCGGCCGACGGCGCGCTCGCGCTGCAGTTCTTCCCGCCGCGTGCCGTGATGAAGCACTACCGCACCGACAAGCCACTCACGAACATGGTGCTGGGCCTGAAGGTCTGCCGCGCGCACCTGAAGGGGATCGACCCGGTCACCTTCCTCGGCGCCCAGATCATGCCGCTGATCAAGGTCGTCGAGCGCTCGAGCGGCATCGCCGTCGACATGGCGGCCACCAAGGCCGTGCTGGTGCCCCTCGACGACCCCGATTACCTGCTGCTCCTCAAGCAGCGACAGGAGCCTTGACGATGCCGCGCATCAACTCCATCACGCGGTCCAACTCGAGCGGCGTGCCCGGCTTGCGGCTGAACTCGCGCCGCGGCCGCCGCGTGATCGACGTCACCTGGAACGCCGAGACCGGCGTGCGCTGCTCGACCAGCTACCTGCTCACCACGGCCGGACCGCTGCACGCCGTGGCGATGGCCATGGGCCGGCGCGAGGCCGCCACCGGCGTGCCCTACGAGATCTCGCCGCGCCAGGCCTGGGAGCGGCTCAAGCGCAGCGAGCAGGCTTGCGGCGGCTCCGGCCGATAGAGGAGAAGCGCATGGCCCTGCCTACGTTCTCCGCCCAACGGCTCGCGCGGCTGCTGTTCCCCTTCAACCTGGGACGGGAGCAGCCGCGCGGCTGGTTCCCGCTCGACGGCACGCGTATCGAGTTCGAGGCCACCGGCTTCGTCATCCAGCTGCAGACCGACCCCAAGCTGATGCCGTACGTGGTGCTCGATCCCGACGGCCGATCGATGGCCATCGGCTTCAACCTGCAGGACCTGAAGGCGTACGCAGAAAAGCACGCACGCGATCGCGTGGAGTTTCAACCATGAGCGTCGAGATCCGGCCGATCGCCGTCGACGTCGAAGTGGCCGCCGAGATGGTCTCGCTGTCGCTTTCGGTGTTCAAGGCGGAGGTGCGCGCGGGCAACGCCCCAAAGCCGCGGCAGATCAGCCCGAGGCGCGCGGTCTACCTGGTCGCCGAGCTCGAGGCCTGGGCTCAGTCCAGGCCGGTCAGCCAGATGGCGCCACCGCCCAACGCCGGCAAGAACGCCGGGAAGTACAGGCAGAAGTCCGCCACCGGCGGCGAGGCCTGACGGCCTGGGAAACCCGTTCGGCCTCGCGCCGAAGCGAAAGGACGATGGAGATGAAGAAGGTTCAACGGGGTGCACGCAAGACGGCACCCGTGGTCAAGACCACCGAGGCCTACCCGACCATCGAGCACCAGCTCACGACGCTGGTGAACACGCACCACAGCCACCTGGTCGTGGGCGATCGCGAGGCGGCGCTGCGGGCGCTGAAGGGGGTTCACGATCTGGTGCTGGGCAACCGCGCGCTGCGCTGAACCTACGCCGACAGTGAGGCCGATGAATCAACCGCCCACCAGGGCACTACCGGAGAGAAGCGATGGCGAGGGTGAATGTGCAGCTCGGCGACAAGGCCCGCGACACCGTCAGTGGCTTTGCTGGCGTGTGCGTGGCTCGCACCGAGTGGCTGAATGGGTGCTGGCGCATGACGCTGCAGCCGCAGGCGCTGGACAAGGACGGCAAGCCCTGTGAGGCGCAGACGTTCGATGACTTCCAGCTCGAGGTGACAGAGCCGAAGAAGCAGCCCGTGGGCTCGAAGGAAACCGGCGGCCCGCGCGATGGCCCCATGCGCGCCCGTGACCCGGCACGCATGTGAGGCCGCACAAACGGATCGCCTCCTGGTGACCCAAGGCGAGGAGCAGTGATGGCGTGCCCCAAGTGTGGCTGCAAGGTCTGCTACCAGTTCGATGATGAGGACGACGGTGAAGACGACCGCCTGCAGCGCTGCGCGGCCTGCGGAGAGGTGTTCGATCTTGACGACTCTGCCGACGAAGAGGACGACGATGAACTTGCCGCTTGACGTAGCTCGATGCTCAGGGACAACGCACGCTGCTTGCCAGTCGTGCCAGTGGCGTCAGGGCCACTACGAGGCATACACGCACTGGATGGAGCCACCCATCGACATGCTGACCGGCGCGTGCCGCGCAGCGATTCACTCGCCGACGTGGGCAAGCAATTCGACGGCAGATCGCGTGACGCAGAACGTTCGAGCTAACCGGCGCATTGCGGCGCCACAACTGCCCGAGTAGGGCGCAACTGCCGGCCGCCGCAATGCGTCCGGTTGAGCGAGGGGTTCGGCCTCAACGCGCCGGACGTGAAAGGACTGAGATGGGCAAGGGAACTGATGCCGCTCGCGCCGCTGGCGCTGGGTTGCACGCGGACGTGATAGACGACTTCAAGGACCAACTGCTGATCGCGTTCCTGCGGCGGCTTGGGAGCAAGGTTTCGATCCCGGTCAAGGAGGTGGACGAGACGGGGCGTTTCGTCTGCGCGTTCAACATCGAGGGCGATGCCTTCAATTTCGAGCTGACGGAGAAGCAATGAACACCACACTGACGGACGGCTCCCCGGTGACGCCTGACCACCGCGAGATTGACCCCGCCACCGGCCAGCAGAAGGGCTACGTGGTCCTGAGCGCCGAGGAACGCGCGAAGGGCTTTGTGCGGCCCGTGCGCAGCGCCTACGTGCACGACAAGTGCGGCGGTGTGACGACGATGGGCCTGGCGCTGGCCGAAACCTACGCCCGCGAGCCCGCCTTCTACAGCGGCACGTTCTGCGCGGTCTGCCGCGCGCACTTCCCGGTGGGCGCCGATGGCGAATTCACTTGGAAGGGGACGACCGACAAGGTTGGAACTTGATGCCGAACGTTTGAGATAAGCGGCGACCCGTAGGGGCGTCCGCCTTGATCGAAGGGTTAGGCCCCTATATCCGAAGCGAGGAAACCATGACCTGTCATTGTGAATATGCCGACGAATGCGACGGCGAATACGCGACGTTTTACCCGCTGCAAGACGGCGGCATGTGCGCGGTTCGGCCCTGCCAAGCGCCGCGCCAGCACGACGCCAGCGCGGACTGCTGGTGCGAGCCGACGATCGACTACAAAGACCCGGACACGGGTGTTGCCGTGTACGTGCACAGGGGCATTCAATGACGACGTTTGACGAACTATTTGCAGAGCACAACCTGACGCCCGAGGAACGCAAGGCGCTGGTGATGCACCTTGCCACGCTGCGGGCGCAGAAGACCGTGGAGGCGCTGCAGGACTGCCCGCACGCCGCACCGCACCGCTACTGCGACACCTGCCCCGTGAACCCCTGCCCGATTGGGTTGGGGCCTAACGTTTGAGCTGAGCGAGCCATGACCGGCGCAACCATCGAAACGACAAACGAGCAGGCCTCGCCCGCCGGGCATGGTCTGCTCGAGCGACCAGTTATGCGCCCCGTGGCCGTACTGTTTGCGCGGGCAGACAGTGTTTACAAGACGCTGCCTGGCGTGGAGGTGTACGACATGGAACGCGACGCGCGCACCTATGACGGGCCGCACCCGGTGGTAGCGCACCCGCCGTGCAGAAGCTGGGCGAGCCTGCGCCACGGCGCGAAACCTCGAGCCGATGAACGCAACTTGGCGCGGTTGGCTGTGGCGCTGGTGCGAGAGTTCGGCGGCGTGCTTGAGCACCCGCAGTTCACGACGCTATGGAAGGCGCAACAAATGCCAGAAGGGCAAGAGCGCGACCAGTACGGCGGCTGGACGCTCTACGTGCAACAACACTGGTGGGGGCACCGAGCGCAGAAGAAGACCCGCCTGTACGTGGTTGGCTGCGAACCGCGTGAGATACCCGACATGCCGATGGTGCTGGGCGACGCAACGCACACCGTGGGCCTGTGGAGCGGCCGAGACAGGGCAACGTGCCGCCCCAGCATTGCGAAGCACGAATACGAGCACACGCCAGAAGCATTTGCCCGATGGCTTGTGCTGCTGGCCCAGCGCTGCAAGGCGCATAACTCCAATTCGACCTCACCCCCTGACGCATAACACGTCCGAGGCCTCACTATGCCAGAAGCGCCACGCCTCCAAGCCCAGTTCATCACCACGATCCGCACGCTGCACTACAGCCGCCGGACCGAGGAGGCGTACTGGCACTGGATCCGCGCCTTCATCCTGTGGTCCGGCAAGCGGCACCCGGCGGAGATGGGCAAGCAGGAGGTGGGCGCGTTCCTTTCGCACCTAGCTACCGATCGCAAGGTCTCGGCGAGCACGCAGCGCCAGGCACTGGCCTCGCTCCTCTTCCTGTACCAGAAGGTGCTCGAGCGCGAGATCGGCTGGGTGGACGACATCGCGCGCGCCAAGCAGCCTCAGCGCCTGCCCTGCGTCCTGACGCAGCAGGAGATTGCCCGCTTGTGGCCGCACCTGATCGGTGTGCACGGCCTGATGCTGAAGTTGCTGTACGGCACCGGCATGCGGCTCACCGAAGGCCTGCGGCTGCGTGTCAAGGACCTGGACCTCGAGGCCATGTGCATCACCGTCCGTGAGGGCAAGGGCAACAAGGACCGCAGCGTGCCCGTCCCCCAGCGACTGCGGGCCGCACTCGCCGAGCAGCTGGCGCAGCGCGAGGCCTGGCACGTTCTCGACCTGCAGCGCAACCGCGCCGACGTCGAGCTCCCGCACGCGCTGCACCGCAAGTACCCCCAGGCGGCTCGGCAGCTCGGCTGGCAATGGGTCTTCGCCTCCGACCACTACAGCACCGATCCCGTCAGCGGCGTCGAGCGCCGGCATCATCTCTATGACCAGACCGTGCAGCGCACGATGGCACGCGCCGTCAAATGCGCCGGCATCCGCAAGCCTGCCACGCCGCACACGCTGCGACACTCGTTCGCGACACACCTGCTGCAGCAGGGCTATGACATCCGGTCAGTCCAGGAGCTGCTCGGCCACTCGGACGTGTCGACCACGATGATCTACACCCATGTGCTCGGCCTGGCCGGAAACGGGGTGCGCAGCCCGTTGGACCAACTTCCCGACCTCGCTGTCGAGCTACAGCACGAGCACGCTTAGATCCTCGAGGCGCTTGGACAGCCGAGCGAGCCACTCTCGCCGCTGCGGGTCATAGCTATGGAGGTTGTAGACGCCCTTCACGCCAGGCTGCACGTGCCCCAGAACGGCCTCGGCGACGTCGTCAGGGCATCCAAGCGCCGCCAGCGCGGTACGCCCGGTGCGCCGCAGGTCGTGCGGCGCCCAATGCGTCACCGGCAGCCGCGGTCGCACCTGGTCGCGCCGCGTCCGGCTGTAGGGCTGATGCCAGTGCACGGCCGTCTGCACCGCCTTCTGCTCGAGGTGGCCCACCTTTCCGCCTGACGGGAAGAGCGGCCCGCGGTCGACGAGCTCGAGCCGCCGTCGCACCACCAGCTCCGCGCGGCCGATCAACGGCACGCGCAGATCGGTGGCGGTCGCCCGCTTGGCGTTCTTCGTCTTCGCCTTGGGCACCGTCCACCACAGGCCGTCCTCCTCCTCCGAGATCTCGCGCTTGTCCATCGCCACGATCTCCGAGCCCCTGGCCAGCGTCCACAGGTAGAGCGTCAGCACGTCGGCCACCGTGCGGCTGAAGTTCGGCAGCCAGCGCACCAGCTGGCCCGTCTCGGCCTCGGTCAATACCCGCTTGGTGGCGCCGACCGGCTTGCCGCCGATGCGCTTTCCGGTCGACCGCAGGCGGCCGCGCATGATCTGCCGCCACCAGTTCGGCGTGTTCTCGGGCAGCCGGCCGGCGTCGAGGGCATAGTCCCAGGCCGCGCCAAGCTCGGCGCGCAGCTTGGCGCACTGGACGGGGATGTCGAGGTGCACCTCGAGCTGCCCGAAGGCCTGCGCCCGCGTCAGCGAGGCGGCGACCAGGTCGCGCGTGTTGCCGAGCATCGTGTCGAACATCCGCTCGACCTCGGCGGCGCCCTTGGCCTTGCGATGGCGTCGCACGTGCCCCGTCAGGTAGTCCGTGCATACGCGTGCAACGGTGTAGGCCTGGCCACGCCGGCGATCGAGCTCCAGGCGTGCGGCCACGGCCTCCTCGGCTCGACGCCGCCGGCGATCGACGGCCGGATCCTGGCCAGCGTCGCGCAGCCCGCGCAGGCGCTCCCACTCGGCCGCCGCGGACGGCAGGCTCATCGCGGGCCACAGACCCAGCCGGATCTGCCGCATGCGGCCGTCGACGGGGCTCTTGTACCGGTAGGTCCATGCCCGACGCTGCGCCGACGCCTCGAGGCGCAGGCCCGGGCAGCCGGGGATGGTTAAATGCGCGCCTGGCTGCAGCAGCTTGGCGGCGCGAGCGTCGAATTGCATCGCACGAAGGGCCGAGCCACTGGCCGGCGTAGGTTTTCGTCGCCGGCCGGCGATCGCCGGCGTAGGTTTCAGTTCTGAGGGTGCGAAACCTACGCCAATATTCGAACTTGTGCAAACCTGTTGACGACCTGTGCCCGACTCAAGCAACATCGCGATTGAAGTCCAAGCCCCGGGCTCTCCCTCTGAAACCCGGGCGAATCTCGCGTCAGATCAACAAGTTGCCGGCGGCACTGGTTTGGCGCATACCCCGATGATGCAGCAGCGCCATCACCTGTGAGAGCGCAGCGGCCCTATCGGAAACCTACGCCGGCAGCTACGCACACGGAGCTGCTCGATGTCGCTGCTGAGAACGCTGATGGTGGTGCTTTCGATCGCTGGGCTGGCCGCCTGTGGCGGTGGAGATCCGGACCCGGACCCCGGTCATGTGCCGCCGCCGACACCGGTCGACTGCAAGAAGGATCCGAAGCTCTGTGAGTGAGCGCCTGGCGTCAAGCCAGGCCTTGGGTGTAGCTGACGCCCATCTCGGTGAAGTGCGCGGTCAGCACCTCGTTGCGCCGCCGCGGCGCGAACGAGATGTGCACCCATCCGCCCTCCCAGATCAACTGGTCGAAGCGGACGCGCGCCATGTTCTGCACCAGCACGTCGGCCACCCTGCGCGGCGAGCCGAACGCCGGTGCGATGAAGTCGGCCGCCTGGCCGTTCACGTGCTGGCTGGTGTCCTTGCTACGCAAGGCCCGGTTCAGCGCCAGGCTGCGGTAGCCGCTCTTGATGAGCACCGGCACGCCGAGCAGATCCCGCACGCTCTGCATCGCCGGGATGAGGACATTTCGCAGGTTCGCTTCGACAGACGCCGTCGGGTTGTTGTCGATGCCCATCCGCGCCGCGACATCGCTGACGATGAACTCGCCCAGCGTGAAATTGCGGGTCACGAAGGCGTGGTTCACTCGCGCTGCTCCTTCAGCAGCTCGTCCTTGCGGGCACTTCCGGAGCTGCTGCCGAAGTAGTACGACAGCACCGAGGTGAAGCCGGCGCCGAGCGCGCCAACCATGATCAGCAGCGCGTCGCGCATCGTGCCGCTGCCCTCGAGGTGCATCAGCATGTAGAGCGCAACGAAGAAGCCGATGGTGACAGCGAAGGCCAGCGCCCCCTGCACTTTCCCGGTGTGTTTCATCATGGCTTTCCTCCGTGTCTCCATGCCTCGAGAATCATCAAGCCCAGCCCGGCCAGACCCGCCCAGACCAACCCGGCCAGCGTCTTCTCGATCACCGCCTGGCGCAGCTTGATCGACTGCGCCTCGCGCTGGATGGCCAAACGCACCCACATCAACTCCTCGTCGCTCAGCGGGTTCGACGTCCTGCTCTGCACCTCGCCGTGCAGCTCGGTGACACGGTCGTCCAAATGCTGAATGGCGTTGAAGATTTTCTCGGCGTCGCTCATGCCGTGCTTCCTCGTCTCAGTGTTCGATGGCCACCGGCACCGTCGCTATCACCAGGTGCTTCAGGCCCGTGCTGTCGGTGGCCAAGCCACGGATCTCGTAGGCGCAACCGTCCAGGCCGTCCTGCACGACCTGGAGCCCGTAACTGTTGACGTTGTCGATCACCAGCGGACCGGCCAAGAAGTTCTGCGGCGATGGGTCTGACCCCTCGACCGTCGCGATCTCACGCTCGATTCCCACGATCGTGACGTTGGCCTCGAGCTCACTGGCGTACTCCAGCCGGACCATCTTCACTTCGCGGGGATCCTTGGACGCAGTGCGCATCGTGTCCTCCTGCTCCTGTTGACTCAATACACGTGATAGGCCGACGCCGGCCGCGCGACGAAACGTCGCGGCGCGCGGCGGGCCCGCAGCGCGTTCTCGACGTTGGTATAGGCGCCATAGGACGACAGCACCGCCGTGGCCGTCGCCTGCACCCCCGCTGCGCCCGTAAGCAGCACCTCGCCCGCAAATGCGCCGTTCGCTGAGACCAACCCTTGCGCATTGCCGCCCAGCAGCACGGTCACGACCAGGCCGCCGCCTGCGCTCGCGATCTGCTGCGCCACACCGGAGAGCGGCACGCTGAGCATCAGCGTGCCCGCCACGCCGGCAGCCGCGGCAGCGGCGCCCCCGATCGACACCAGCCCGTTCAGGGAGGCGCTAGCGCCAGCCTGGCCAAGCGCCTGGCCTGTCAGTGCGATGCTCAATGCCAACTGGCCGTTCGCACTGGTCACCACCGCCGCCGCTCCGCTCAGGCCACTGCTCGTGGCCAGCGCACCGCTGCCTGCGGCCAAACCGGCCGCGCTGCCGGCGAGCGGCACATCATGAGCCATGCCGGCACTCACGCTCGCCTGGCCGAGCGCCGCGCCGAGCAGCGTGATCGAAAGCGTCAGGTCGCCGCTCGCTCCGACCAGGCCGGCCGCGTTGCCGGCCAGCGTGACCCCCGAGCTGTTCGACAGGTCGCCGCTGACGCTGGTCTGGCCCGCGCTGGCGCCGGCGAGCAGCTTGCTCAGCCCGAGCGCGCCGCTGCCGCTGCCCACGCCGGCCGCCGTGCCGGCCAGCGGGACGGTAAGAGCGATCTGCCCGGTGGCGCCGGCTTGTGCCGCGGCGGCCACTGCAAGGGCCACGGCCTTGTTCAGGTCGGCCGTCGAGCTGGCCGAGCCACTTGCAGCTGCCGCCAGGCCCTTGAGCAGCTGCAGGGCCGCGCTCGCACTGGCCTGGACCGCGACGTCGCCCGCGAGCGTCTTTGCGGCGCCGGTCGAGACGGTGCCGCCCACGGCATTCTGCCCGCCGAGGTACGAATAGGATCCGACGTCGCCGACGACGAAGAGATCGCCGCTGTCCGGCTGCAGCTTCGCAGTGACGGTTGCCACTGCCGAGGCTGCCCCGGCCAGCGTCTGCGGCCCCGCCAGCGTGCCTGTCAGGGTGGCGTTCGCGATGGCGGCGCCCGCCATGCCCGAGCTCGTGTCTTCGGCGGTGAACTCGTCGACCCGCTCGGTTCCTCCGAATATGCCGAAGCCGATGTTGCCGGTGGTGATCGGCGAAGAAGAATCGGTGAAGGTCAGACCGCTGCCGATCGCCGCGCCGTTCTTCAAGGCCGTCAGCACGTTGCCGACGACCTTGAGGGTCATCGTGTCCCCGACCGCCAGAGTGCCGCCGATGGAAGCGAGCAGACTGAATCCGCCGCTGACGACCTTGAAAATATAGAAGTTGGCGCCGTCGTTGTAGTTCAGCTGGTAGCCGTTCGCGCCGGTCGAAGACATGCGCACCACCGGCCCGGCATCGAATGCCGAACCGCTGAGCGCCCCGACCTTGACCGTCGAGATCTGGTCATTCGGGGAGGTCACATCGGTGCGGTAGACCCACGAGTCGGTGGACGCAGTGACCGCGGCCGCCATGTTCGTGAGCAGCTTGACGCCGCCGAAGCCGCTCGACCCTGGTACGGCGTAGGGGCTGGCGAGCGGGTTCTCGTCGGCCCGATTGAAGTTGTCGAAGGCGAGGGTCGTCACGGCTCGTCGCCTAGAAGGTGCCGCAGCTGAACGATTCCCAGCCCATGCCGGTCAGGCTCGCGCCGCTGCCTGGCTGCACGAAGTGGCTGCAGCCCGGTTGTCCAGACTGGAGGAGAGCGGGGGGAGACCCGTCGACGTAGTCCGCCACGAGGATGCCGTTCTGGTACACCCACCCGCTGACCGTTCCGTTGCCCGGGTTGAAGAAATACTCGTGGCGGCAAGTCATGCCGTTGACCGGCTGCGCAGGGCCACCGTTGCGGTTGTTGACCGTCAGGCCGAGGTTCAGGTCGTTGTAGGGCCCGTTCCAGCGCACGACCTGGAAGTTGCCCGACAGCGAGAACAGCGCCTCGTACAAAGAGCAGGATCCGGCACTGATCGTGACGCCGGTCACCAGCTCGAGCTCGTGTCCGTTTGCAGGGCTGTAGCCGGCCTGCACATAGACCACGCCCTCGGCGAAGTGTCGCGTCGGGTGAATGCCGGTGCGCATGGCCACCGCGTCGTCGACACCGGTGGCGAAGGCAGTGGCAAAGCTTCGGCCGCCGACCGTCTTCACGTTGGTCCAGTTGCCGCCGGCTCCGCCCAGGACCCAGCCTCCGTCCTCGACCATCGGGTCCTGGTCGACCGGAAAGCTCGTGCTGTAGCTGCCGCCAGCAACCGGATACGGCGCCGAGAGCGCTCGGCTCGCGGAATCCGGGTAGGTGCGCGCGAGTTGTCGGCTCACGAAGGCACCTCAGGTCCAGCGATTGCCGAGCGGAGCTTTGTTGATGCCGACGAGGTCCAGGTCGAGGCTGCGCGCGGCCGCGGTGAGCGTGTGCACAAGCGCGCCGCACGTGCCGCCGGTGCTCGGCAGGTTCGTCGTGTGCGTGAACTGGAGCACCCCGTTCTTCGCGAACTGGATGTTGCCGTTCTGCAGGCGCACGATCTGGAACTCGTACCAGTTGCCGGCGACCACATCGGCGCCGGTGTCGGCGTTGGTGGTGCTGGTGCTGGCCTGCCGCGTCGTGTAGCGCCACTTGGCCGAAGTGGCGACGACGAACTCGACGAATGCGCCGGCTGTGCCGAGGTCGGCCGCGGCCGACGCGCTCAAGTCGACGCCGAAGCCCAGCTTCACCGCGATCGAGGTGATCGTCGGGATGCTGACCAGATAGCGCTGGCGCGACAGGTTGGAAGGCACCAGGACGACCGTGGTCGCTGCCGCACCGAGGTGCAGGCGCGAGTTGTTGCCGCTCGTGCCGCCGCTGACCAGGCGCAGGATGCCCGGGTGCTTGTCGACGCCGTTCTGGTAGGCATTGGCCGCGGTACCGGAGGCGGTGGTGCCAAACCCCGCCGAGCCGATGTTGCCGCTGGTCACGAGGCCGGAGTTCTCGAAGTCGTCGCCGATGTCGAAGAAGTCCGGCACCAGGCAGCGATCGTCGAAGACCATCTGCTGGTCCGCGAACTGCACGCCGTCGTTTCTGATGGCCGTCGCAGCGGCCTTCACGAACACCTTCGCGAGAGAGATCGAGTTCGCGGGGACCGCGGGGATCATCGCCTGCGCTGCCGCCGTGCCGGCGACCCGGGACACTACGCCGTTGTAGTCGCAGACGACCAGGTCGAAACGGTCGAGCGTCGAGTCGGCCGCGGCGATGGTCACATTCTGCGCGGCGACGAACGGGAAGTAGCCGCCGACGCGAGCCTGGCCGGCCGCCACCGCGACCGTCATGTCCGGCGTGCCTTGCGGCGAGACGCCGAGGCCGGCGAGCACGCCGTCGCCGGCGATCGCGCCGATGATGCCGTCGATGTCGGCCTGGAAGATGCCGCTCGGCCGCTTGGAGCCGCCGGCGGTCGGAGCGTTCGGGATGGTCTTGGCCATGATCTACCTGTGTGCCGGCGAGCGCGTCAGCGGCGCGGAAACCGCATCAACGACCCGAGGGCACGCACAAGGTGCCGATGTCTGCCGCGAAGGCCGGGCCGAAGGGCGCCCAGATTCCGGCGCTCGTGGTTTGGAGCTTGCGGCTGGCATCGCAGGGCTGGCCCGCCTGAGCTCCCGAAGCTTCGGCGGTGCCGGATCGCACACCGTTCACGTAGCGGTAGGCCGGCCGCGTCCCGTCGGCGCGTGTGGCCGGGCCGACGATGTAGGCGGGCGCGGGCTGCGGCACCGGCGTGGAGGCCGGCCGGTCGGCGGCGAGCGCGGCGAAGGCCTCGGCCTTGATCGCCTCCCACGTGCCCTGGTCTGCAGGCTGGACTGACACCGAATTGATCGCCAGGGCCAGGCGCAGGGCCTTGAGCGGGTCGGCGTCGGAGAGCAGCGCCGCCAGCGTCGTGCTGATGCGGTTCGAGGTCCACTCGTAGCCGTTCAGCACGATGTGCACATAGGGCGCCTGCGCATCCGGACACCAGGTGCCCCACCATGAGCCACCGGTGGCCACGCCCGAGCGCAGCTGCGTGCCCGCGCCGAGCGGCGACAGCATCGTCTTCGGCACGCAGTCGAGGCTGGCGGCGGTGGTGGTTGTCGTCTGCGCCGTCGCGACGGCGCCGGCGAGCAGCAGCCCGATGGCCAGGAGCAGGTGCTTCACGGAGCGGGCTTCTTCTCGGCGGCGGCGATCGCGGCGGCCAACTCGTCGCGCGAGGCGTGCGCGGCGGCCTTGATCACGTCGGCCAGGTCCACCTCGGTCTCGCCGGCCTGCTCGGCGGCGGCCGCAGCCGCCTCGATGCTCTTCGCGACTTCGCGCGCCAGGTCAACGTGCATACGCCGCCTCCTTGGTCTGGTTCAGTTCGTCGATGCGGCGTTTCGCGATCGCGAGCGCCAGCGGGTCGATGGCCTTGCCGGGGCACGAGGCGTCCAGCGCGAGCAGCGCCTGGTCGACCTTCGAGAGCACCTCGCGCGCCTGCGCCGCGGTGATGCGGCCTTCGGCGAGGCGCTTGATGGTCTGCTTGTTGGCCATGTGAACGGCCGTGTAGCCGGCGGCGGTGGCCGCCTCACACGGGTTTGTGGCGAGCGTGCCGACGACGCCGGGCGAGATGCCCGAGGCCGCGACGGCGAGGCCACCGCCGAGGCTCACGGGCATGGTCTCGCACCCCTGCAGCAGCGCGAGCAGCGGCAGGAGTGCGAGCAGAGCAAGGGTCTTGAGCATGGTGGGCCTCGCTCAGTTGTCGATCTGGAAAGTGATCGCGCCGATCGGGAACGACACGGTATCGCCCGAGTTGATGGTCTTCGAGACGGTCAGCGCGGTGCGGAAGAGCAGTACGCCGCCGGTGATCGCGCTCATGCCGCAGAACTCCACCACCGTGCCCCAGCCCGCGCTAGGCGTGGCAAAGGTCACCGCGATGTTGTTCGAGGTGGTACCGCTGGTGCCCGAACTGGCCGTGGTGCTGCCCGCGCTCTGCGTGCCGGCCCAGTTGGTGAGCGAGCTGGCAATCGATGCGCGCGCGTAGCTGCCGCCGGACACCTCGGTGCCGCACGCAGCATCGCTGCCGGTGGCGGTGGCGAGCTGGATGTAGACGGTGGCTGGCGGGGTGTAGGTCTGCCCACGCAGGAACCAGTCGATGATCGAGTTCTCGGTCGCGTCGCCGATGGCGGCGGCGTGCGAGGCGGCGGGCGCGAGGGCCAGCGAGCCGGCGACGGCCACCGCCGCGAGCGGCGCGACGATGACCGTCGGCGGCGTGAGCGCGCCGAAGATCGAGGCGAGCGCCAGCGCGGCGACGAGCGCGGCCTGGCGGATGCGGGTGATGAAGTTCACGGTCTCTCTCCTACTTGCTGGTGGTGGAGTTGCCGCCTTGGTCGGCGGCGCTGGCTTGGTTGGGCGCGTTGCCACGCAGGAGGAACATGAGCGCATCGAAGATCCCGATGCGCTGCAGTTCCTTCACGTCGTCTGCAAGCTCGTCGAAGACCTTCTTCGGCGTGTAGCCCTTGCGACGGATGTGTTCGCTGATGCTTTGCTGGCCGGAGCCGATTTCCTGGATGGACGCGGCCACGTCTTCCGACGGCTTCACGTACTCCCACTTCGGCGTGGACCAGTCCGACACTGCCGTGTCCTTGCGGACCTTGTTGACGAGCCGCGCAGCCTCGAGGAACTTGGCCGCGACGGCGTTGCACAGCCCGGGCACGAGCTCCAACCACTGCGTCTGCTCGCACTGCCGGCGGAACTGCTGTTGCCGCACGCGGGCCGAGCTGAAGTTCACCTCGGACATGTCGCCGGTGCCTTCCTCGTACGGCACGCCGAAGCCGGCCAGGATGAGGTGCAGCTGCAGGCGCACGTAGTCCGTGTAGCCTTGGCTCGGATTGGGCGCGACCGTGGTGACATTGGAGCCAGGCGGGATGTTCACCATCGAGCCGCTGGGCATCTCGCCAAGCTCACCGGTGGCCTTCGCCTGGTCGCCCGTCAGCTGCTGCGGCGGCGCGGCGAACAGCGACGCATCACCGCTCACGATCACGCCGAGCCGCGCCTCGAGGTTCTTCCGCTGGAGCTCGGCGTCCTCGAGCAGCCGCAGATCTCTGATCGACGAGATCACGGGCGCGAAACGCGTGAAGCCGCGCCCCTGACCCGGCCGCTCGGCCCGGTACAGGTGGGTGATCAGGTTCGCAGGAACCCGGCTGCTCTGCGTGCGCGTGCCCTTGCGCGCCGAGATGTCGCCGGGGTGCTGGTCCCAGAGCCAGTAGGCCACCTTGCGGCCCAGCAGGTCGTACTCGATTCCGTTGACGACACGATTGCTGCCGGCGGCGCCCTGCTGCCGGCCCGTATCCAGCCAGTCGATCTCGAGCAGCTGCAGCTGCAGCGGCACCGGCAGACCGTCCTCGTCACGGCGCCAGCGGTAGCGCACCAGGACCTCGCCGTCCTGTTCCATCGTGCGATAGGCCAGCGCCTGCAGGCCATAGAAGTCGCTCTTGCCGTCCGCATCGGCCACCTTGACCCAGTCGGCCCACAGCGTGGCCACGGCCTCCGGGTCCGCGCCACCCCACACTGGCGTGATGCCAGTGCCGACGACGTTGGCGACCAAGGCATCCAACGCGGCTCGGGCGTATGGCACGTTCTGCACGAGGCTGCGCGCCTTGGCGCGCATGATCGCGGCATCTGCCATGTGGTCGGCGTCGGCGCTTGCCCCGCCGCGCCGCGGCTTCCAGCGGTCCCGCGGGCTTGCGGCCTCGTAGGCGCGGGCCAGCATGGAACGAGCGGCCAGGCGACGCAGGCCGCGGTGCGGATCGAACCAGCCGATCAGCCGATCCAGCCGCGTCGGTGCCGCGTGTGGCGCGACGAGGTCTGCAGCCATGCCCTCAGTCGCCTCGCGCGGTCGTGAAGGTCGGCCGGTAGAACACGGCCGGACGACCCGCCGCGTTCTGGCTGCCGGCGCCGGACAGCACCGAGGCGACGTGTGCACGCGCCTGCATCAGCTCGCCAATGGACCGATAGCGGCGACGCATCCCGTCGTACTCGACCTCGAGCTCGCCGGTGGCGATGGCGCGGTCGAGCGCGTCGAGGTCGGACTGGGAAAGTGCCATGCCGCCAAGCTACCGGCCGGCCTGTCTCATTTCCAGAAAAACGGGAGACAGATTCGGTGCGCTCTACCTCACCGCTTCAGGATCTCGACAATCGTCAGAACGGTGTCGGCTGGCTGTGGCGTGTATGAGTTTGTGTGTCCGTTGATCGTGGCTCCGGCGTAGTGCACTCCGGCGGGCAACGTGACTTTCGCCTTCAGGCTCATGCTTGTCGAGAACACCGAGCCGCCCGCTATCGGCTGCCTGATCCTCTTGAGGTTGTGAGCCTCGGTGTCGTCACGAATGACAATGAAGTGGTCGCCCCAGATCACGCCTGCCGCACCTGACGTGCACGTGCTCTCGAATGAGCACGAGACCAGCACCTCGGTGGTTTCTGTGAGCGTGAACTCAGCCAGCCCCCAAACACCGAGGCCGAAAAAGGAGGGCGATCCGTAGGTCGAGTTGATGACCGACTCACCCGTATACCCGGATTCGACGGTGACAACCTCCGTCGTAGCTCCGGCCGCGATCTGCCCCGTGTCCACCACGATCGACCGCTGGTTGATCGAGGCGAGGATCGGCAGAGTCCACCGCCCGCTCGACAGCCGGTTATAGCTGCGCGCCTTGACCAGGTAGAGCTGCCCCTGCTGCACGCCGACGATGTCGACGTTCTGCGCCGGCGCTTCGGCGCGCACGGTGAGCCACTGCGACTCGGGCCAGCTCGCCACGCCGTAGCGCACCTCCACGCCGCCGCCGCTGGCCAGCACTGCCTGATTCGTGAAGGCATCCCAGCTCACCCGCATGCGCTGCACCACGGTGCCGTCGGCGTTGCGCACCTGCACGGCGTTGCTGCTGTCCACATCGAGCCCGACGACCGCGGGCAGATCGTGCGGCCCGAACATGAAGGTGTTCGGTGCCAGCGGTACCTCGGCGAACGATGCGCCGACCTCCCAGATCGTCGGCGACACCTCCTCGAGCGTGAGCTGGATGCCGCCGCCGACGGTGAAACTGGTGTCGAGCACATCGCATGGCAGGTTGAGGTAACCGAAGCGGCTGGGCAGGTTGACGTACAGCACGTCGCCCCACTCCACTGCGAAGGCCCGCATGTTGCAGGTGACGCTGATGCGCCGGCCGTAGCGCTTGCGCCGCATGCGCTGGGCCGCCACCTGCTGGGCCTGGCCGCTGAAGGTGATGGCATTGAAGTCGAGGTCGTCGGGCAGCTCTTCCCGGTCCTCGGCGATGTAGGTCTCAGAGCGCACCGTCGGGAACGGCAGCACCTGGTAGTCGCTCTCCTGGTCGGCGAAGGTGCCGCTGATGATGTTCGCGATCTCTTTGCGCGGCCGGCGGCGCTGCACCTGGATGGCGCCGCCTTCCTTGATGAGCCAGCTTTCGTCGAGCGTCTGCAATGGGGTCGCCCAGGCCCCGGCCTTCACCCGCAGCTGGCCGTCGACGAACGCACGATCGCCGCCCATCGCCTCGCACAGGTCCTGGATGATGTCGTCAGCCTTCGTGCCGTTGATGCACACCAGGCCGGCGGTGTAGCGCGGCCGGGTGTAGGTGCGGCCGTTCAGCACGTAGGCGGTAGACTGGTCGCACACATTCGCGGCGACGATCACCGCGTCGTCGCTGACCCGGGCGGCGCTCAAACGGCCGAACAGTGGGTGCCGTGCCACGTGCCTCGTCTGCAGCGCCGGATTCTCGCTCCACGCCGTCAGCCCGGTACGCGGGTCGTACAGCTTGGAGCCACGCACCACCACCGAGATGTTCGGCAGACTGCTCGGAAAGGCGTCGGGGTCGTAGTCGAGCTCGAACACCAGGTACGCGATGCCATTGCCAACATGCGCGCTGGTCCAGACGCCGGGAAGCGCAGCGATGAGTACCGGATCGGCCACCTGGCCGGGTGCGCCGGTGAAGACGCGCACACGGGCACGGCTCGTCGAGCTGCCGACCTGGTAGTTGATCGAATGGAAGGCGCTGACGAGCGGGCTTCCGGTGATGGTGACCGTGCTGCCGCTGACCGAAGCGAACGACGTCACGTCGACGCTCGTGTTGTCGCCCCCGCTGCTGAAGCTGACGACCACGGAGCCGGTCACCGGCACATGCGCGAGCGTGATCGAGGCGTTGCCGCTGCCGTCCGTCGTGACGCTCTCGGCGAACGCCTCGGTGGTGGTCGAGTAGAACGGGCTCGGTTCCGGCTGATAGATGACGGTGACGATGCCCGTAGCGCCCGCCGTCGCGCCGCTGACGGTGACGTTCACCCCGGAGACCGAGACGCCGAGGCTCACGGTGCTGCTGCCGTACTGCACCGACGCGGAGACCGTGCCGGCCTTCGGCGGCCCCTGCAGCGCGAAGGTGCCGCCGGTCGACGAGATCGTGAAGTACTCGCGCCGATTGACGCCGAGCACGTTGCCCGAGCCGTCGAGACTGACCAGCTCGTCGTCGAAGTAGATGCCCTCGTACCCGTCGATCTCCTCGGCGGAGAGCGGCAGCACGCCGACGAGCTTTTCCTTGTTCGCCCCGTAACTCTTGACGAAGCTGAGGTTGCCGCTGACCCGCTGGCGACCGAGCACGATGCGCCGCGCCGCCACAGCGCTGCGCGACATCACGTAGCGGTCGCGCAGGCTGTCGTTGTGCGCCTGCTTGGCCTTGTCCCGCGCGCGCCTCGTCGCGTAGTTGTTGTAGGCGGTGGCGGCCACCATTTCGAGAGCGGCGGCGCCCGCAAAGGCTTCGAAGGCCGTAAGGACGACCTCGCCCTCGGTCAGGAACGAGACCGCCGCCGCTACCGCTTCAGCCACGAGCGACCCTCCACGCCAGCCGGGCGGCGCGCAGGGGAAGCGCAGCCAAGCCGTACTTGGCCGGCACCATCCAGTTCGCGCCCGTGCAGACGCCAAGCAGCTCGCGCGCGCCGTCGCTGACGAGCCCGATGTCGCCGGGCCCGGCTGTCAGCGGCACGCACGGCTCGCCGGCCAGCGCTGCGCAGCCTTGCAGCCCGCCCATGCCATCGAGCACCGCCTTGGCCTGCTCTTCTGTGTGGTAGGTGCCGCGAAACTCCGCCGCGTGGTCGCGCCCGGTGAGCGCGGCGACTGCATCGGCGGCGAAGAGCACGCAGTCGTGCATGCCCCAGACGAAGGGCTGGCGCACGCGGCTGGCCACCAGCGCGTCGAAGGCGGCGCGGGCCGCGTCAGGAACTGTCTGCGTGGGGTCGTGGTGGTTCATTGGCGGCCCCACGACGCCGCGGGCCAGACGATCTTCTGATCGGCCTGGTCGGTGGCGAACTGAAAGAACAGGTCGTCGGGGTACAAGCGCTGCTGCTCGGCGTCGCTGAAGAGGCTGGTGATCTGGCGCATCAGGCTGGTGGCGGCCGACTCCGCGACGACCTCGAGCGTGGTCGTCTCGGGACCATCGGTGATGACCAGGGGCTCGAGCGTCCCGTCGAAGAGCAGCCTCATGCTGGCAATCTTGTAGTTCGTCGGATCGAACAGGGCGAGCTTGACGCGCACATCCTTGCCAGCCGTATTCGTGTCATCGGCCAGCGCGATATGCGAAGGTGGAACGCCGCTGATGCTGAACTTGAGTTGCGGAAACTCGCCCGCGCTGGTGCGAATGGCCTCGATGCTGCCGAAGCCACGGGTTGCGTCGTACGGCACCTCGCCGAGCTTCAGCGTGTAGATCGAGCTGTTCAGTCTCAGCGGCTCGTCGAGGTCCATTTCGGCCACTAACGCGACCGGCAACGCATACGCCTGGATGAGCAAAAGCTCTTCGGAGGAAAGCGTGCGCATGGCCGGATCAGCCTAGTCTCGCCATGATCGCCTTGAGACGTTCGGCCTGACCTCTCGCGATGAAGAGACTCAGCTCGTCGCTTCGGAAACCGTAGCGATCTCCCGCTGGAATCTGCTCGACCCACGCCGGCTTGGCCACGACGAGCATCGGGTTGCCTTTGGCGTCGACAAACGTCTCGTGCGGCACCAAGCTCGCCTGGTGATGAACCTCGGTAGCGTCCCACCGATCGTGGCAGATGAACGCGTAACGCAGCGGATCGAGCCCTCGGGATTCCATGATCGCCATGGCCGCCTGCACCGTGAGACCGACGTGGTGACGTGCCGCGCTGCCTTTCGCCGCCAGAGCATCGAGAAACTGGAAGCTGCCGATGTTCTCGGCGAGAGTGCATGCCGCGTCGATTTCAGCGGCGGTGAGCGGAACGGGTTTGGTCTTCTCGCGAGCGTCCGAGGTGTTGATCGTGCCAGTGCCGGCGTACACGGTGCTCCATCGCTTCGATGCCGAGCCCCACGTTTGTGTGTTGTCCGCCCCTGCTTCTATGTGCCCCGTCGTGAGAGCCCTGATCCTGATCGTCCCGCCGGCCAATAGCATCAGGTCTGCGTCGGAGCGAATGCCGAAGTGCGTTCCAGTCCCCGATGCCTCGATGCCGCCGCCATCCGTACCGAGATAGCCAGCCGGAGTACTCGTTCCGGCACGCAGAAAGACCATGAAGCTGCCGGCGGCGGCTGCGGCTCCCACGCTGCCCCAACTGGAGCCAGCGCCCGCAGTTACCAACAGTTGACCGCGCACCTTGGCGTTGCCGTATACGTCGAGTTTTTCGGACGGCGCGCCGCCGAACCCCCATTGGTAGGAGGAGTTGACGGTCAACTGTGGATTCGAGGCCACATAGGCCGGGAAGCTCGTGCCGAAGCTGTGCGCAGGGGTCGAGATCAGTTCGCGCACGCCGTACAGGTCCAGCGTCTGCGGGTCGAGGTGCGTGCCGGTGTTGAAGGTGCCGGTGATCGTGCCGGTGACGATGCGTGACATGGTGGTGCCTCAGATGAAGTTGGCGGGCACCTCGATGCCCTCGATGCTCGGGCCCTGGTACACGCCCTTTCGAAAGACCACCGGCACGGCGCCGGACTTCATGCGGTACTTCACCGTCGGGTAGTTCCACTCGACCAGGGTGCAGGGCGCGATGTCGTCTCGCACTTTGGGCGTGCACTCGACTGGCATGCGACCGTTGACATCGGCCAAGGTGTCGACCAGGTTCATCACCGTCTGGCCGTTGACGAGGCGCACGTAGTCGCCGGCGAAGAGCGTGCGCCCCGGGAAAGTCTGGATGACGAAGGTGCTCGCGCGCTGCGTCACGGGGTCGGCCAGCAGCGGCGTGCCGGAGATGAGCGTCAGCGCCGCGCCGCTGCCGTTGACGACACTGAGCGCCGCGCCGCTGCCGTTGACCATGGAGATGGCTGCGCCGTCGCGCAGCGTGCCTTGTGGCACGGGGCGGTGCAGCATCGGGATCTCGATCAGGTTCAGCGCGCCGCGCAGCCGGGCCAGGAAGGCCTGCTTGGCGGCGCCCTCGACTTGGTCGGTGCCATCGGGCTGGTCCATGGAGAAGTTCCACACATCGCCCATGAGATCGAGCACCTGCGGAACAGCGCTGTAGGGGCCGGTGAAGACGCGCTGGTTCTCCTCCACCCAGACGGTGAAGTTGATGCCTTTCCAGGCAAGCGGCCAGGCGTGGGAGCTCATGCTCAGAGCCTCCCGTCGGCCGCCAGGCGGCGGAAACGCGCTTCCTGCTGCGCGCCGAAGCCGCGCAGGATCGAGTTCAACTCGCCACGCGTGACGCCGTCGCCCACGCTGCCGATCGAGACCGAGTTGTCGATCACCTGCTGGCGACCTCCTCCAAGACGGTCGGCGGTGGCACCAGCCGGCGTGACCTTGCCCCAGTCGGAGCCCATCATCAGGTAGTCGCGGCCGCGCACGCTGAGCATTTCGGCGCCGCGCTCGTTGACTTCCTGCAGCGACCATGGGCGCGTGCTGCCGCCGGCCGCACGACCGGCGCCCAGCCCCATATCGACCAGGCCGAGGCCAGCGCTGGTGATGCCGATGTCGCCACCCCCACCGCCGCCGATCCCCGTGAGAGCCCGGAAGATGCTGCGCCCGAGGTCATTGAAGATGCCGGCCAGAAACTGGTCGTACACCATGTCCGCGAACTTGCGGCGGATGAAGCTGGTGATGGTGGTGGCGCTGATCTTCCCGGTCTCGACCCAAGTGCGGAAGGCATCGCGGCCGCTCTCGACGAACTGGTCGCGGAACTCGTCGGACTGCTGCTTCATGTAGCGGTTGAAGTCCGCGTACAGCGCCAGGCGGCGATCGATCTCTGGCTTGAGTTCCTCGGTGAGCTGCCGCTCGCGGGCCAGGATGTAAAGCGCCGCCTTGCCCTCGAGCGCCGCGACCTGCTCGGGCAGCAGGCCCATCGCCTGGATGCGCGAGCTGATGCTGGCCTTCTCGATCGCGAGCATGGCCCGCGCGCGGGCTTCGTCGTCGGCGATCAGGCTGGCATTGACCGAGGCGGCCTGCTCGGTGAGCTGGCGGCCGAAATCGGCGCCTTGCTCGGTGCGGCGGCGGTACTCGTCCTCCTCGCGCTTGCGCTGCCTGGTGGCCTCGCTCTCCATCTCGGCGAGGAACTTCTCCGTGGCGCCGCGGCCCTCGATCTCGGAACGCAGGAAGCGCTGCTTCTGATCGGCCAGCGGATCGGTGATGGCGTAGCCGATTTCGCGCCGATCCCCGCGCCGGCCTTCACGCGCGCGCTCATCGGCAATCGCTCTCTGATTGGCGAGCGCAGCTTCGCTTGTCCACCGAGCCGACTGTTCTTCGATTCGCGCCTTCTCCCGCAACGCATTGATCCGCTGGCGCAGCGACTCGTTGCCTTTCTCGAACGACCCGCGCACCAAGTCGTTCAGCGGCCCGCGCGCCTGGCGTTCGGACAGGTCCTTCGAGAGCCTGGCGAGCTGGTCGGCAGTGGTCTCGGCGCGACCGCCGCCCAGCATCGCGTCCCAGGCGTCGGCGGCCTTCTTCTTCACTGAGTCCCAGGCCTGCTCTAGCCAGCCGAGGTTCTTCGTCACCCGCTCCGAGGCTTCGCGAACCTTCTGCGCCGTGAAGATCTGCGCCTCGCTGACCCTGTTCTGCTCCTCCAGCGATCGGATGTACCGGTACTCCTCGGCAGTGATGAAGTTCATCGACTTGTTGTGCTCGGCCGCCCATTTGGCGACGCCGGTGGACATGCCGGAGAAGTCCTTCACCACTTCGGCTGCGCTGAGGTCGTAGGCCTTGGCCATGGCGGTGGCCGCGGCCGCCACCTCGCCGAGCGCACGGCCGCCGATCTGGCCGGTGGCGATGAGGCCAGAGACAATCTCGCGCGATGCGCCGACCGTTGCACCGGTGGCGGCGGAGACCTCCCGCGTCAGCCTCCGAAAGCCGTCTTCGGTGAGCCCGGCGGCGTTGCCGCTGCGACCGGTGGCCTTGGTGAAGGCATCGCTCTCGCGGGCACCGTCGACGTATGCGAACGCCAGCGTGCCGAGCGCGGCCGCCATGCCGGTGACGGCAACCCGGCCCACGGTGATCAGCCCGCCGAGCTTGCTGAAGGTGTTGCCGACTCCGCCGAACGCCTGGGTGACCTGGCCGCCCTGCTGGGCGAGGATGGTGAACGGACTGGCGCCGCTGGCCAGCGAGGCGATCACGTCGTTGACGGTGTAGTTCAGCGTCAGCAGCTCGTTGCGCGTGAGCTTCGTGCTGCGCCCCAGCTCGCTGAACTGCCGATGCGCTGGCGCCACCGCACCGGCCATCTTGGCCATGGCCGCCTCGGTGGCCGCGGCGCTACGCGGCACCTCGGAATCGTCGAGGCGGATCTTGTAGGTGAGATCGTCGAGGTTCAGCACCGTGCGACCCTCAATGGGAGTTCTTCCAGGCCGCGGCGTGGAACTCCAGCACCTGCAGCTGAGGCATGATCTCGGCCAACGGGCGCCGCAGGTCCACGGGCACTTCGGCGCGAGCCGCCAGCATCCCGTAGGGGATGGCGGCGTAGTTGAGGCCCTGCCAGCGCACGCCCATCATCGAGGCGACGAGGTGCCACTGCGTATGCAGCGCGAGGAAGAGCTGCAGCGCGTGCCAGGCGTCGGGCCAGATCGGCAGGGTAGCGGTCTTGTTGGTGCGGGCGATGTGCTCGCGCGCCTGCTCGAGCACCTCGGGCGACACGCCGAAGGCCCGGAGGTTGTCCAGGGGCGTCTCGTCGATCTGAAGGCCGCCGCGCGCCCATGCTTCGGCGGCCTCTACGAGTTTTTTTCCAGGCCCTTCGAGATCGACTCGAAGAAGGCCTTCATCACGGCGGAGCCGGCGCCGGGCACGCCGAGCAGGCGGTTGAACGCGTCGCGCGAGAACTCCACCGAACCGCTCGTGCCGACCACGTTGCGCCAGCCTACGGTGACCTCGCGCGCCAGGTCGGTATCGCTCAGGCGCCGATCGGTTGCGCGCTGGGTCATGTCGTCGAGCTCGGCCTGCACGTAGCGGCGAAACTCGACGTCAAAGGTCATGTCCTGGCGCTGGCCGCTCTCGCCCGGCACCGTGAAGCTGACGGTGCACCAGTACTTGCCCGAGAGATCGAGGTTGAACATGCAGGTGTGGTCCTCAGCGGGCAGAGGCGAGCGCCCGCCGCAGTCGTTGATCGAAGGCGCGCGGCAGGTTCTCCTGCACCGCACGGGAGATGACCTCGCCCAACCGCAGGCGCTTGGCGTAGCTCGGGACCTTGGTGAAGAGGAACACAGGCTTCACGTCGGACCCGTGCGTGCCGCTTCGCTGCCAGATGCCGGGCTTCAGGTGTTGCAACGCGTCGCTGTCGGCGTTCAGCGAGCGCAGCCGGCCGTAGCTGACGAAGTACTGCACGCCGCCGATGCGCTTGAAGCCGCTGTCGGTCTTGCCGAACCTGGCTAGCCGGCGGATGCCCTTGGCCTTCATGTTGGCCTTGAACCCCTGCTCGCCGAACGCCTGCAGGTAGCTCAGCAGGCGCACGATGAATGATGCCTTGATGCCGCCGTAGCCATCACCCGCCACGCTGTCGATGAGCCACTTGGCAGGCACCATGGCGTAGCCGGCCGGCAGCACGCCAGCGCGTTGGAACAGGCGCTCGGACTTCTTGAGCGCGCGCGGACCGCCGAACACCTCGGCGCGCAGCGTGTCGGCCGGGTCGTTGCCCTTGCCACCCTTGACCACACCTGGCGTGAGCTGCTCCGGGGCATAGCCCGGGCCGCCGTGCTTGCTGACGCCCAACGCGGCCACCAGCCGGTCGGGGCGGGCCTGCGTGTACCACGGCGAGCGCAGGATGTACGGCTTCGGCCGGTCGAAGACCTGGGCCATCTCGGCCGGCACCGCCCGGCGCGCGGCGATGAAGGCCACCTCGTTGAGCGCGCCGGCGCCGGCGAACCGGAACTGGCGCGGCACGTCGCGGATGCGCTGCCTTACCGCCGAGAGGCCCTGCACCTCGATGCTGTACACGGCGCCACGGCCTCAGTACACGACGAGGCGAACGTCGTCGTTGCCGGCCAGCGGCAGCACCCGCCCGTCGTAGTTGACGAGGCGCTTGCCGTTGAGCTCGCCCTTCGTCCAGTTCACCAGCTGCACGGCCGGCATGAAGACGAGCACGCGGTCGCCCGCCACGGTGCCGTGCTGCATGGCGACGCTCTGCAGCGTGGCGCCGCGCACGTTGGCAGCGAAGGAGACTTCCTGCGCGGCGGTGAGGTCGAGCACGAGCTTGCAGACGCTCTGGCGGTCGGTGATCTCCACCGACTCGCCGCCCAGCAGAGGCTGGAAGTTGACGGCGTGGCCGAGGTCCAGGCCCTCGATGCCCATGCTCGGGTACGCGGTGCCACCGGTGATGGCCGGCGCGCCGGTCGGGCTGACGGTACCGCCGAAGGTGACATCGCCGGTGTTCGCGTCGACCGGGATCTGCGGCGTGCGGAAGTTGGTATACGAGACGCTGGGGTTGGCCGTCGCGGTGTCGCCGCCGTCGATGCCGACGAAGTTGAACCCGAGATTGGGCAGCTCGCCCTGCTTGAGGTTCAGCACCACGTTGCCGCGAGCGCCGAGCAGCTTGTGCAGCACGCCGTCGTCGTGGTAGTAGATCGTGCCGGCCTCGAACAAGCTGCTGATCGGCAGGTAGTCGACGCGCGTGGCGGCGATGATCGTCTCGGCCATCCCGGCCATGCGCACCAGTGGCCCCCATGCGGGAGCGGTGCCGGCGGTGCCGGAGCCGACCAGGTCGACCTCGAACTGCAGGCGCTTGAAGCGCGTGCCGGTCAGCTGCTCGCTGCCACCAAGGTAGGCGCGCACGACGGCACGATCGACGAGGTTGTTCTCGAGCGGGGTGGGCTGCTGGTTGCGCACCAGGATCGCGTTCGCGCCACCGGTGGGCACGGCGTCCACGCCGTAGGTGGTCTCGATCTTGGCGAGGATGGCGGCGTTTCGTACGAGGCGGTTCGCCATGCGTCACTCCTGCGCGGCGGGGACGACAGCCGGCGCGGCGGGCGCGGCCGCGCCGAGCTCGACCGTCACGGCCTGCGTCTTGGGTTGGGTGGCACCTTCGGCGGTGGCCCGCTTGTCGCGCGGCTCGGCGGGGGCGGTGCACTCCATCAGCGTGAGCGAGCCGTCCGGGTTGCGCACGTAGCTGCCACCGCGCGAGGGTTCTTCGTTGGTCACGATCAGACCTCCAGGGTGTTGTTGCTGGTGCGGTGGCGCAGCAGCACGCCGCCGCTGACCATGCCGATGGCGGTGTCGAGCTGCTCTTCGTCGCTGGGGGCCACCGCCTCGGGCTCCATGTCCATGACCAGGCCGCCGAGCTGGGCATCCTCGAACAGCCTGGCCCAGGCCTGCGAGTGCAGCTCGAGGGCGGCCTCGTCACCGCTGACGCCGTTGCGGCCGCGTGCGACGCAGTCGAAGCGCACGGAGGTGAGCCAGTCGATCGGCGCCCCCTTGATCGTGCCGCGCTGCGGGATGGAGCCGCCGAAGTACACGCCGATGGCCTGCTCACTGCCCAGATCAACCGGGCGACGGCGGCCTCGCTCGACCTTGCCGCTGGCCAGCGCCGGGGTGACCAGAAAGCGGGCCTTCACGGCGGCGAGGAGAGCCTCGTGGGCGTTCATGGAGCGGCCGGCTCGAGAACGAAGGTCGCCAGGCGCGCGTGCAGGTCGTCGGGCTCGCGCTCGCGTACGGTGTAGAACGGCGCGATGGCGGCGGAGCACTCGATCTCGACCGCGTCGCCTCGGATCACGTCCGCGACATCCGCCATCGCGCAGGTTACGCGCGGCGTGCGCGCATAGACGCCGGACAGGCCCAAGCCCGCGACCTCCGACCGATTGCGGAAGATCGCATCCACCGCTGGCCGGCCATTGAAGCGCGCAGCGGCATTGCGCATGTTGCGCAACACCGACGCGCCCAGCTCGGCAACGGAGGAGTCGAAATCGGCCGGCACGGCAGCGCCTGGATCAGGCCGCGACGGCGGTGAAGCAGCCCAGCTTCATGCGCACGGTGGCCGACGGGTTGGCCGCGTCGGCCACCGCGATGCCGACGCACTGCTGCGCCGTCAGCGTCTTGTTGACGACCTTGTTGGTCGCGTCCCAGAAGAGGCGGTCGCCGACCGTGATGGCCAGCGCGCTCGTCTTGGCGATGTCGACGATGCCATCGGTCTGGAACTCGCCCGGCGTGTTGATCGCCACGTCGGCGGTCGCCACGCCGAAGAGGCTGGTGCCGAACAGGAAGCCGACGCCGGAAGCGACCGCGGCACTCGGGGTCAGGGGAAGCGTGTCGCCATCTTGCACGTAGTTCTTCATGGATCAGGTCCTCGGTGGTTGAGGGTTGAGCCCGCCCCAGCAGTGGGGTGGGCCGTCCGTCATCAGGCGCCGGCGCTCTTCAGCAGGCCGCGGAAGTCGATCGCCTTGGCGGCGAAGTCGAGCCGGCACTTGTACGAGACGCCGTCGACTTCGAAGCCGACATCGCTCTCGATGACCGGGCCCTCTGCGCCGTCCAGGTAGCAGTACTCGACGGTGTCGATCTGGTTGTTGCCGGCGGCCAGGTACCAGGCGGTGGCGCTGTTCGCGCTGAGCAGCGCCTCGACCACCGGCTCGAGCGCCGTGCGACCGCCGCGGCGGAACTCGTTGATCGCGCCGGAAGTGGCCGGAACGAAGTCCGGGCTGGTCAGCTGGTAGGCCGTCTGCTCCAGATCGGCGGGGACGATGAGGTACGCCGGGACGACGTTCAGCTCCTCGTTCTGCAGGCCCTTCTGCTTGCGCATGTTGCCGCGCGCCGTCACCAGCGCACTGGCCTGCAACGCCGAGCCTGCGCCGGTGATCAGGTTGGCGTGGCCGCCGGGAGTGGTGACGGCGGTCGAGTTGAACAGCAGGCCGGTGTCGCCCAGGGCGGCGTTCGCGGTCAGGATGCTGTAGACGGTGCGGTTCTCGAGCCGGCGCGCGCTGTCGCCGAACGCGGTGACCAGGCGGTCGAAGCCGCGCAGGTCGTCGTTCACGATGGCCTGGCGGGTGAGCGCCACGATGCGACCGTAGGTCAGCATCGAGTACGTCTCCTTGCCGTCGGTCATGCTGCCGTACTTGAACTCGCCGTGCTCGTTCGTCTGCAGCAGATCCGGGGCGGCACCGAGCTGCACCACGGTCATGGCCTTGAAGTCCGGCGCGTTCGGTGCGCGGCGGGCCCACACGGCGTACGAGGCATTGTTCTCCTCGTAGCCCATGCGCAGGCGCTTGTTCGCCACGTTGGCGAACAGATTCGCGAAGTCGCTGGTGGTGTGCATGCCGGCCGACCGGAAGTGCATCATCTCGGTGGCCAGGCGCATGCGGTCCATCCCGCGCGTGGCCCGGCCGCGCGACTCGAGGTAGTCGCGGCCCAGCTCGAGCAGCGACATGCCACGGTACTGCCGGCCGTTGTCGGTCAGCGGCGCCTTGTGCCAGACGCGCGACAGCATCGCTTCTTCCATGCCGGCCAGGCGGGTCTGCGTCTCGTCCTGCTCGGTGCGGATCGTGCCGGCGTTGACGTGGCCGCCGGCCGCCGCATCGCGGCGCGCGAGCTCGTCGAGCACTTCCTTGTGCACCGTCTCCAGCGGCTTGCCGCTGCGGATCAGGGCCTCGGCCAGGTGCGGCACGGCGTGGCGCACGCACAGGGAAGTGATGTCCGCCGAGCGCGCGACGGCCGCGGCAGCGGCCTCGCTCGCGCGCTGCGCTTCGGCCGCGGCGGCACGCGCCTGGTCCGCGGCGTTCGCGGTGGTGGAGGTGGCAGTCGCGGAGGCGCCGCCCGCTTGCGTGGTCTCGTCCATTCGATGGGACTCCTGGGGGGTGCGGGCAACTGCCCGGACGAACTCGCAGGGGCTCCCATGCGAGGACTCTGAGCGGGTGCCCGACTGGGCATCCGCGGGGACGGTGACGAAGCTGATCTCGGCGGGCGTCCAGCGCGCGGCCCGATACAGCGGCATGTTCACGCCGTCGGTTCTGTCCTGCGCCCGCGTGATCTCGTAGCGCTGGACCGAGTACCCGACGCTGATCGTGCGGATGATCCCGGCCTTGATGTCGGCGACGATGCCGGCCAGGTCGTCGCGCTGGCTCAGCTTGACGGCGGCTCGCCCCTCGCTGCCGGCCAGCCAGCCGCGTGTGGCGATGCCCAGGATGCTGGCCACGCCGCCATAGGCGCGATGGTTGTCGAGGACCTGCACGGCGCCGGCGTCGAAGCGGGACATGTCGACCGCCTCGGGCGTGACGACGAGCTCCTCTTCGCACCAGGTCTCGTTCCAGAAGTCGTAGAAGCGGCGGCGGGCGCCTGTCGTCCAGACCACCTCGACGGTGTTGTCCTCGGCGCGGAAGGTGTTCGGCTCGATCTGCGCGGCACGGTACTGCAGCGGCAGCGACTTGCGCTCGGCGGGCGGTGCGGCGTTTTCGTCCATGTGCCCGCACTGTGCTGAGCGGGCTGTCTCATTTCCAGAAAAACGGGAGACAACTTAACGGGCGATCTTCCCCGCTCGCTTGATGATCCGATAGACGCTGGGGCGTGCGATGTCGAGCCGGCGGGCTACCTCGCTCGCATTGCGCCCGTTGAAGAGGCTGAGTACCTGCTCAGCCAGTTGCTCCCGTTCACGCCGGCGCTTCTCATCTCTTACCCAGCCGGCCTGCCCACGGAACTCATCGCGCACGGCGTCCTTCACCTCCGCTATGCGCTTCAGATCCACCGCGAATTCAGGGTAACTCTCGACGATGTACTCGAAGATCCGGTCCACCAAGTCCGGGTCGGAGAAGTATTCGGGGAGCTTGTGCCCGTTGTCGCTGCCCCGCGTGTCGTTCGTTTCTGCCATTGGGTCACCATGCCCTGCTGAAGCCGGCGGCCGCACGTTCGCGGTCGGGCGTGATCTGTGCACGCGCGTGCACCGCAGCATCTGAATCGACGGCCGCCGCGGTCTCCGGGGGAGGCGCCTGCTCCTGATTGAAGAGATCCGGCGGCGGCTGCACGGCCGCCTCGAGCCGCTCCCACATGCGGTCCGTGTACCGGTGCAGGTCGAGGACATGGGCGAGGAACAGCGCATAGTTCGCACAGTCCAGCTTTTCGTTGCGCGGCCGGCGCTTCACCCAGCGGTGGACCTCGCCGACGGCGGTCTTCTGAAGCACGCGGACCTCGGCCGTGATCTGCTCGAAGAACTCCCGCGTGAGATCCGAGGGGAAGTTGACGTATCCGGGCCCGGGCTGGCCGACGCGCAGGCGACCGTACAACAAGTCCTTCGCCGTATCGGTGCCGACTTCCCAGAGCTTGACGCCAGCCTTGATGACCTGGCCGCGCCAGTTCACGTCGACGCGACTGGCCGTGCCCTTGATGGGGCTGCCGATCTTGCTCGAGCCACGGATGGCGAAGAAGCGGCGATGCTCACGGCCGCGCACGAAGTTGTAGACCTGGTGCGTGAAGTGGCCCCCGGTGTCGATCGCTACGGCCTCGATGCCCAGCGAACCGCCGGAGGCCCACAGCTGGCGGAAGCGGCTGCAGAGGTACGCGTCGAGCTTCAGCCAGTCCCTCTCGTCGGCCGGGTTGGCCTCGAGCACCTGGTCGTCGACCACCCAGCTCTGCTCGCCGCGGCCGAAGCCCCAGACAGTGATCTCGAAGCGGTTGTCCTGCACGTCGACGGCGGCCACCAGCACGAGGCAGCCGACGGGAACCTGGCCGAGCCGGTAGGGGCTTGCCTTCGCGCGCTCGTGGAGCTCGTTCTCGTCGCCGCCGTCGCCCTTCTCCTCCCAGGTCTCGCCGAGGGTGGTGTTGACGAAGGTCTTGAGCTCGGAGTAGTCGCCGCGCTCGGCGCGCTGGTCCGCCTCGAGAAACTCGCCCACCAGGCGGGACCAGGCGGCCTGGGGACTGATCGCAGTCCAGCTGTGCAGCGCGACGTGCCGCGGCGGGCGGAGCAACTCGCCGGCGGCGGAGATGAACCGGCACTCGAGGTCGATCCACGTGCCGTCCTCGCTCGCGATCCATCTCCCTCGGTGCCAGACCTCGAGGTACTGACTCTGCGTCATCCCCTTGCGGCAATGCGGGCAGACGTGGCGCACGGTCTCGACGTCATCACCGTCCCAATCGAATCCACCGTTCGCCGCGGTGCCTTGCGGATAGAGGCGGCCAAAGAGCAGCGGCGTGTCGACATCACAGTGAACGCATGGGACATTCCACCGGAAGTGAAGCGAGGCACTCTGCTCGCAGTCTTCGATCAGGCTGTGATGGCGCACCTTCGGCGTGGTGCCCCGGATCGACTTCGGCCAGGTGGCCCCTTCGAGGCGCTTGTCTCCCAGCTTGGGCGGCGCGCCCTCCTTCTCCACGTCGCGGGGGAACGCGTCGAGCTCGTCGTACATGACGACGTCGACGGTCAGGCGCCGGTAGTTCTTCGCCGCGGTGCCGCCGCGCAGGTGCAGCAGGCCAGTGAGGAAGCGCTTGAACCGGCGAGTGTTGCCGTTGTTCTTGGCCTTGAACGAGGGGAAGATCGCCCGCAGGCAGCGCACGTCGCGCAGCATGGGATCGATCTCGGTCTCGACGAACTCGTCGCGGTCGTCGTCGGTCGGCTGGTACAGCGCGATCTTGCGGCGCTTGTGCTCGATGAAGTAGCCAATGGCGATCAGCAGGATCTTCGTGTAGCCCTGGCGCGCCGACTTCCGCCAGTCGATCACTTCGATGTCGTCATGGCCGATGCAATCCATGATCGCGCGCTGGTACGGGTAGCTGCTCCACTTCGCCTCGACGTAGCTGCTCTCCGCACTGAGGTAGAAGTGCTCCTCAGCCCACTGCGACATTCGCAGCGGCGGGGGGATGCGCAGCGAGCTCAGGCCTCGGCGCGCCGCCTGGTCGAGCGCGGCGAGCAGCTCGGCGCCGGCGGCGTCGAGCATGCGTCGGAGTTCGCTGAGATCCATCAGCCTTGCACCTCGTCGTCGTCAGCGAGGTCCTGGTCAATGTCGGCGGTGGAGAAGCGGGCGCTCGCCGCAGCCTCGCGGGCTGCGGCGAGTCGCTCCTCGAGGAAGCGAATCGGCTCGCCGGTCAGGTACGGGAAGCGCCGGCGCACTTCGGGGAGCACCGCGTCCAGCTGCGTGCCGATCTGTCGCGCGAGCGTGGCCAGCACCTCCTCGAGCAGCACTACCGGCGCGAACTCCTTGCGCTCGACGGCGTTGCGCATGGCGATCCGGTCAGCCTGTTCCCGGGCCAGGCGCGTGCGCTCGCTGGCCAGCTGGCCGTCGGGGTCGCGACCAGCCGCCATCTCGCGCAGATGGTCGCAGTAGGCCGTCAGCCAAGCACCGAGCGGCTGACCAGTCGCCAGAACACGGCGGGCGTGGAGGTCGCTCACAGCCTGCTGCGTCACGCCGACGAGCGCCCCGAACTGGGCCTGCGTGCAGGGTGCGTCAAGCGCGACCAGGTTTTGCCCGCTCAGTTCAGCCTGGCTCACCGCACAACCCCCTTAGCATCGCCCCGCAGCTTCGCCGCGGTCGAGGTTCGAATTACC